AGTGTCTTTTTTGTGTCCAGAAATATAACCAAACAAAAAATAGACCACCTAAAACACCCAAAACAATGTTAATAATTTTATTATTTTTTTTATCTTTCTTTATAGACATTTATATAAATATATATAAATTATCTAGAAGCGGCGGCAGCCTTTATTCCTTCCTGACCACCGGGGGACAAGGCAACTTTCATAACAACAACCAATAGGACACACAATACAATACTTAAACTAATCCAAACCCACATGGCATCACCGGTGAACAAATCCCACAATCCCTTACTTGATGCTTCAGCTTTTGTGTTGGCATCTTGAACAATCTTGTTGAGTTGTTCATCCTTAATCAAATTGTCAGTCAAACTGTCAATAACAGCGGTGGCAATTGTTGAAGAAACAAGGTCCTGGGATACATCAATTGGAGCGTTGCAGTTCTTGATTATAACTTTACCCTCCGCGACATTAATGGAATTAGCAGCAGCTTGTTGAAGATTTTCGGCTTCAAAAGTGCGCTTCACAACATTTTTAATAGCTTGGTTCATTTCAGTTTCAACATTTTGTCTGTTTTTTGTTGTAGCAAAAAATCCACCAACAGCTTCAAGCTCTTCACTCGCAGCTTGTTGAAGTTGTGTAGTGACTTCATTTGTCATTGTTGAAATGTTTTCAATAACTTGGGTGGCATCAGAAATAGTTTCAGAGCTAATGCTTTGTGCAACATCTACTGGACATCCTTCATTCATGTTTTCAATTTCAACTGTAAATTGAGCAATGTTTGTGCTCGTGGCTGAGACCTTCTGAGAGTTCTTTGAACTTTGAGAATATATATTTTCATTGACGGCTTCCATGTTAAACTTCTTCTTAACTTCTTGTGTGCTTCCGCAATCACCCATTCCAAGAATACAGACCATGGTATATATGATGAACCGAGAAAAAAATGTATCACATTATAATAAAGAACATGGGTAAAAATTTAAATGTTTTACTTTTTACATTAGTAGTTGTCGCCATTAGTTTTGCTATATTTGCTACAACCAAATGGAATGGAGTAAGCTATATGGAACCTGGGGATAAGAAGAAAGAAGAATTAAAAAAGTATATGGGTGAAAAGAAGACTGAATTGAAAAAAGTTAAGTTCACACTTGTTGGTAAGTTTGGTGAATTGACTCAGGATAAAAAGGTCCTCCAGGGGGTTATGGATTCCGCCAAGGCTGGTGATTATGCTGGATTGGAGAGAATATTAAATTCTTTGTAATAAATAAGTATGGTCAACAAGACGATTCCAGAATCCGAGACCGGAAACTATTTCTGGAGCAAAACAAAAAGGAAGTCTACCTGTTCAGCCGTACCAGGTTCGTGCACACGGAATACTGTTGAGTCCACTGGTCGAGAAAACTGTGCATACAAATGTATTAATAATACAGATGATGTCAGAGCAGCTTTAAATGGTAATAGATGTTTGTCATTTAATTTTGAGACGAATAGTGGTTTTTGTGAAGTAGTTGACAGAGCATATTGGTCTGGTCAACAACACGGATGGGGCAAAAGGTATACTGCTCGCATTAAAGATGAACGACCAAATCGCTCAGAACCAACTGACCCCGAGGGAGGTCAGTGTTTTGCGAGAGTTTTTGAATACGCTGATTATGAACATCACAATGTTGACACCACTGAAGATAAAGATTTAGAAGATTGGCGTAAAAATAGAAGTGGTTCAGTAAAAGTAAAAAATTGTAATGGCAAAAAAGCCGTTGCATTTTGGACAGACAACAACGAAGCAATTTTATTATCAGACGCGGAAAATGCTAAACTTGACACTTTTGATGCTGTAGATAAGATTTCAAAAATTAAATTTTATGAGGTTCCAACTCCAAAAGACGATGAAACTTCTTATGATTTAAATGTTTTTGGTCTACTTGAATCAAATAAAATGAGTGCTGAAAATGCTAAACTTATTGATAAGTCTCGTAAGGATTTGATTCCAATTGCTAATAAAGACCACCTAGGTGATCCATGCCCAGGTGGAGAAATGTATTGGAAAAATCCACAAAGTATTCGTTGTATCTATAAAAAAGATGGGTTGGATGCAAAACTTCGTGCCTTACACCCAATTGTAAACTCTGATCAAGAACCATCATCAAGTGAAAGAAAAGTATTATATGATACTCTTGCAACAATTCACTGCGACAACATTGACAATTATCACGATGTAATTGGTAGTGATGGTCTTAAATGTTCTAGTTGGGGTGAGACAACCGAGAGAAGACGCACCTATTGTATGAAAGATGACAACATGTCTAAGGAACCAGGTGAATGCAGCGAAGAGAATATGGGAACTGCTTACTACAACGAAGTCGGTAAAGCTTATTGTCAACAAGAAAAATACAGAACGGATGAATTTTGCAAATGCTACAACGCAACTCATCCAAACCTTTGTAAAACAAATCCAGAGCTTCCAGGGTGCGACCAGGCATATGAATGGCTTGACCCACTCAAGGAAACAATTGGTTTGCAAAGTTATTCTTTGCTTGAAACACAAAAACAGTGCCCAGTGTGCCAGGGTGTGACAACTGAATTTGTTCCAGACAACGCCCTAAAGGCGTGCGAAAGAGATTTCCAAATTTGTTCTATAACCGCTAATTACGGTCAAGCGACTAACGCCGATTTTGTTGCTCAATGTAATCAAAAATCAGAGTCAACCGAAGAGAAAGATGCCAAAGATACTGACATTGGCGAAGGAGGTGAAAAAGACGAGGACACGGATGAAGAAGATGCCCCATCCCCAATAAAGCGAAGAAAATTTGAAGACGACGATGAAGATGAAGATGAAGATGAGGATGATGGTAAGATTTTCGGGTTGTCACCAGCGGTTTTATTTTTTGGATTTTTAATATTTTTAGCGATAATCATATTTGCTATTCGTAATTAATAAATGTAATTAAAGAGATCTAAACTATTTAAATAAAGATGGTATGTTGTTGGTGGTGTTGTCATCCATTTGAAGGTGAGGAACTAAAATTACCATATCATTACGATTATCTTCGGAACAAATACGTCACTGAAGGTCGTTTCTGTTCATGGAGTTGTATGAAGACCTATGCTATAGATAAATATGGATTAAACAAAGGTGGAATCATATGTGGAAACATTATAACAATGAGAAAGAAAATGTATAACATCATAGGTTCAGTTAGAATGGCACCTAAAAGATATATGTTAGAAATGTTTGGTGGGCCAATGACTATAGAAAAATTTAGGGAGAATGCCGTAGTAGACAAGGGTTTCTCAAAACCATTAGAAACGACAGAAAAAGTTGAACGAGTTATTCCAATTATTTCAAACACAAATAATAAAATGTCTGAAATAAGGAATGCAAGTGGTTCAAATGATACACTCAAACTCAAAAGAAACAAACCATTAAAACGAGACCAAAACGATTTAGGAACGGCATTGGGATTAATAATAAAGCCTAAAACCTAGATTCCTAACTTGTTTACTTGTTGGCCTAGAAATAGGTGTATTGTCCTTATCGCTATACACCCATTTCTCACCATCGTGCGCAACCCACTTGACTTGAAACTTTTCAATCTGATGTCTACAAAGAACACAAGGTATAGAAATACCTACAGTTCCATCCTTTCGTTGACGAATTATAACCATTCGCCCATGTTTTCTGTTTAACCATTTTGAAAAATTATTGTTTGGAGAACTCTTCTTCCGAAACTCGCGATACAACTTTTGAAGTAAACGCCTTTCTGCACAGCAGTGGCAGGTGCTTGTAATCGCATCACGAGTGGGACCCTTTCAGCGGCGGCTGAGACTTGTACATAAAACTGTCGACGGTGCAATAACCCATTTTTGTTATATGTTTCATTCGTCTCAATTTTTTAATTGACAATTTGAACAATGTGTTTCGTTGTGAACAAATGCACACTTAGAACATTCCTTATCTAAAGTCTCATTAACAATTACTCTCTTAGCATACAAATCCTTCACACGGTAAATACCATAAGTTGCCATGTATTTCAAACTTGGAAACTTCATATGATTATTATACGAATACTGTTTTTATGCTTTGGTGCAACATAACAATTCTTTTAATTTCTTTGACGCATTAATTGTCAACATAAGGCTGTCCACAAGATTTGGAACGAGAGACAACAAAAGAACTTCAATATCACTATCCTTTTCTTCGTCGCCATCAATGTTTTTGATGAGTTTAGTTAAGATGGCAAGAATTACATCTTTGCGTTCTTCTTCAGTCAACTTCTTGTATTTGTTGACTTCGGTAAAAAGTGTCATAACATAAGAACACATGTTCCCCTTGTTAATACCTTCAGTCTCAACTCGGTGTTTGAGGTCTTCGAACACTTTCATGATACTCTTTGTATCAAGTTTATCAGCGTGCTGAAGCAAAAGTCCTTTCATTTTTTATATATCAGTACTATATAAAAAATGAACGCAGAAAATACATTACTTATCGTCGCGTTTTCTCTTGGTTCACTAAAATTAGTTGATTATTATAAACATATATTAGATACAAAAGATGTATCTGATGCTTCAATAAATTATACTATATTAGGTTTGATTTCAAGTACTATTTGGTTGTATTTAACTATTAAATCCAAAACTACTTCAAATGTAATCGCTGGTATGATTACAATAACAATTGCTATGGAACTTTATGTTTTGTACATCTTACTTGAAAGAGAAATTAAATTTAATTCGTTGGAAACTAAAAAAATTAACGGTGAAGAAGAAAATCAAATTAACTAGCCGCTTCAATAGTTTCTTTCACTGAAATTTGTCTGAAACGCATGATTGAAGCAATCACACCAAAGGCAAATCCTCCCATAAAGTATAAGGCCATCTTCTTTTCTTGTTCGTTTTCTGGGTCGCATTCATTGATTGTATCGTAATACAAGTATGAGCCGACAAGTGCGAGAAGTGAAATAATGCCTGTGAATACCGCCCCATTAGCTGGGACGAATTTCAACACAAGCTTTGTTCCTACCATCGTCGCAGCTATTATCATTGATACTAACCAATACCGCTTGTAGTTTTCATCTTTTTCAGGGTTTTCAGCCATGGTGTCAGCACATGAAACATGCTTAGCGAAAGCTAAACCATTCATGTAGTAGTAAGCGTAAGCAAACGCCGCTACGAGAAATATACTCACATATGATGTTTCCATACCCATGGTTTATTTTTATTGTTCCTAAATATTTTAATTTTGAATCATATCTCTTATGAGAGAATGAATATCATGTTTAGGTTTCCAACCAACATTTTGAATTTTTTGAGAATCACCTACAAGCAAGTCAACTTCACATGGTCGATAGAATGCGCTGGAGACTTTTACGATTGGCTTTCCATCACAAATACCAATCTCGTTTTCACCTTGACCTTCCCATGAAATTGTTTTACCCATTTGAATGCAACACATTTCAACAAATTCACGAACAGAATATGTCTTTCCTGTTGCAACAACATAATCATCAGGGGTTTCTTGTTGAAGCATCATCCACATCGCTTCAATGTAATCTTGTGCATGACCCCAATCACGCTTTGCATCCAAATTACCCAACTCGATACATTCACTTTGACCCGAAAAAACTTCTTTCAATCCAACAACAATTTTCTTTGTAACAAAATCATTACCCCGACGAGGAGATTCATGATTGAACAAAATACCGGCAGAAGCATGAATACCATAGGATTCACGGTAGTTCTTCACTAGCCAATGAGCAGCCATCTTAGAAACACCATACACCGAACGAGGGTAGAATGGAGTTGTTTCCTTTTGTGGAATTTCTTGAACTTTACCAAACATTTCAGAAGTTGAAGCTTGGTAGACACGGAACTTTTCAGGGTTCTTGTGTTGTCTCACCGTTTCGAGAATGTTTAGAATACCCAAAGTATTAGCTTCAAAAGTATACTTGGGACAGTTGAAAGAAACACCGACATGACTTTGAGCCGCCAAGTTATAAATCTCAACTCGCTCGTAGCCTTCACAATCCTGAATCATCTTGTGAATAATGGGTTGGTCCAAAACATCACCTTCGTAAATTTTTAGACTATCAGATTTGACCTTGAGATTACTACTACTCAATGGATAAGTGCATCGTCTAATAAGACACTTAACATCATACCCCTTCTCCAATAAAAATTCAGTCAAATATGAACCGTCTTGGCCTGTTGGCCCAGTAACTATAGCCGCCTTTAACACCATATTAAAGATAATGAGTGTTTATTCTTTAATATGCTCGTTGAAATATCGAAGGGGGAACTCATTGATAAACTAACCATTCTAGAATTGAAAATGGACTATATCAAGGATGAATCACGCCTAGTCAATGTTAGAAAAGAATATGAAATCCTAAAAATATTAGATTTTGAAACCCCACATAGGAATGAACTCAAACAAGTCAATTCTATTTTGTGGTATGTTGAGGACAGGTTGAGAATTATGGAAAAAGAAAAATGTTTCAACGAAGAATTTATAACAAAGGCGAGAATGGTTTATTTTTTCAATGATGAAAGAGCTGTTATTAAAAAGAAAATTAATTTAGAATCTGGTTCTAACATTATTGAGGAAAAGAGTTATTAGACAAAAGTCCAAAGGTCAGCGGTGCATAAAGTTTTTGTGTTCCTTTCCGGAAAGTAATCGTGGGCACCAATGTTCAAATGAAAAAAGTTATTTGATTTATCTCCAATTTCCATGATTTCAACCAACCAGTTATAACTTGAATTCATCATATGTCTTTCACTGGCATTTTCAATTATTGTCATGTAATCGAAAATGTTAAAATCATCAAACTCATAGGTTCCATCTGGCAAAACCTTTGAAACAATAGGTCTGTAAATTTCTTTGTCAGAACCATTAATAATTATTTCCCTATTTCTTTGCTTATCATCATGAACAAAAATATATGGTTTGTCGGGAGGTAATAATTCTCTTGATTTATCCCTAACAACTTTAAACTTTTTATACATTGTATTAGGATTAAGACCAGCTTGAATATACATCATGGCAACCCAATTAATATATTCAGAATATCTACCA